ATATAACTCATTAGTACAGTTAACAGCAACATTTACTGGACTTTCAAATCAACATGAGCCTTATGACATTAAAGTTACTAACCCATCTAATTTGTTTGGAATAATTCCAGATGCTCTCTATATTAATGCTAGCCCAGTATGGGTTACATCAAGCGGATCATTAGGAACATTTAATGAGCAAGTAAATATTACTTTATCAGCACTATCAACATCAGACTCAGATTCCACACCGACATTTGCGTTGGCGTCAGGATCATCTCTTCCTTCAGGTGTCACTTTGAACTCTACAAGCGGTGTTATTTCAGGAACCCTTCCAAATATTACAACAGACACAACTTATACATTTACGGTTAATGCAACTGATGGAGTAAATACAATTCCTAGAACATTTAGCATAACATCATTAGCTGTTGTGACTGCTGAAGTATTAGTTGTTGCAGGCGGAGGCGGAGGCTCGTCTATTATTGGAGGTGGCGGAGGAGCTGGTGGAGTAATATCTAATTCTAGCTTATCATTTAGAGTTGGAACTCCTCTTACTGTTACAGTTGGAGCAGGAGGTAGAGGAGGATATGGATACACAGGTGGAAATGATACAGAAGCTGGATATCCAGGTTATGATTCTATATTAGGTTCAATAACAGCTTATGGTGGCGGAGGAACAACTGGATGGGATACATCAGCAGTCCCATCACTTGGTGGACAAAGACCATGGACTAGAAATGGTGGCTCAGGAGGCGGTGGAAGCGGTTCTGCAGGTAATGGAGGATACACAACTGGAGGAACTGGAACTACAGGTCAAGGCTTTGCAGGTGGAACAGGTTCAGATCCATATGGTGCTGGCGGCGGAGGCGCAGGAGAAGTAGGACATACTCAATCTACACATGGAAACATTAATGGTGGAAATGGAATTCAGTCTTCTATTACTGGAACACCAACATCTTACGGCGGCGGAGGCGGCGGCGGACGTAGAACATCTGGCGCTGGAAATGGACCATCTTCTGGTGGATCAGGCGGCGGAGGCGCAGGAATGTCAGGTGGAACATTTAATGCTAATCAAAACGGAACACCTAATACAGGCGGAGGCGGAGGCGGTGGAAACTATCAAGGACCAGGTCCTAGTGAGCAAGCAGGTGGAAATGGTGGTTCTGGAGTTGTAATAGTTGCATATCCAAATACCGAACCAGCACTAACAATATCTGCTGGTCTAACTTATGATCAACCAACTCGTTCTGGATATCGTGTATATCGCTTTACAGCTGGAACTGGCACGATTACATTTTAATAGTATAATAAAATTATGAGCTATCAACTAAAGGTAATCAAAGACTATCCAATTGGATTTTGGCCACTGGATGAATCTTCAGGTACAACCGCAACAGACATTTCTGGATGCGGAAATAATGCTACATATGTAGGAGCACCTGCTACAAATATACTTCCTTTAGTTTCAGGCGGAGGATCTGGAACACGTATTACAAATACCGCATATATAAATGTGCCAGTAACAAAAGATTACTATGGAGCTACAGTAGGAGCAGGATTTGCCACAAAGTATACTTCAGACAATGACTTCACAATGGAAGCATTCATTTATCCGTCTATTGAGTCTTCATCAGAGACAGCCTTGTTTGCCGATGCAACAAACAATATAGGGCTTTTCTGGCAAAACGGACATATAGTATTTAAAGTATCAAACACTGAATGGGTGATTCACTCATTGAACTATTCTAAAAAAGTTACATATATAGCTGGTAAATATACAGGCGGATCTATTGAGTTATATATAGACGGAGTATCAGTAGCATCTAAATCTTTAGAATCATTTAAGTTTTCTAATACAACGCTAGACTTAAAGATTGGGCCAACCACCACAATAGGAGATGAGTTTACAGTAGATGCTCCAGCGGTATACAGATATGCTTTATCAGACAAGGATATTATTAGGCATTATGTAAGTGCAAATATAACCTGCCCAGCAATTCAAATAGTTTATCCAGAAGAGGGTGTCCTTTATAGCGGCACCGATGCTAATATAAAATCTTCATTAGACTATTCATACCCAGTAAATAAGCCATGGACATACTGGCTAGACGACAACACATATTATGACATTTTAAATAAACATATTGGCTTCTATGAAACAGAAACCGTTACTCCCAGAACCTTTGTGATAAATGATTTAATTATAATCCCAACAAAACTAAATTTAGTTACTTCAAAGGTGGAGTGGCGGAATGATTTAGGAGTAGCTGTTGAATCTAGCGTAGACGGAGTAAATTATCTACCATGCGTAAATGGTCAGCCTTTGCCTCAATTTACCAAAGACTCATTTAATGAAGACGGCAAGCTGCATATTAGAATAACCATGAGTACAACAGATGCCAGTAAGTATCTGCCAAAACTATCATTCTTCTGTGTGACCTTTTATTCAAATAAGGATTTATATGCAGATAATTTTGGAGACAAGATTACATCAAATACAGAATATTATTTAGGTTCTTTAAATTACCCAGTTCTTTCAAGAAATTATACAAATGGAATCAGGCCTAAGAGTGGATCAGGATTTAATATAAATACTTTGTCCCCTATCAAGTCTGTAGAAATGCTCTTCACACCCTCTACGTTGGCTTCTAACACCCTATTCTATGCTTCTAGCCCTTCTGATACCAGACTGGCCTGGAACGGCTCTGGAGTGGTTTCTAAGGCTAATATATCTAAGATATATGTAAACAATATAGATGTAACTAATCAAACAAACATTAGTTCATATTTAGTTGCAGAAGAGCCACACCATATTGTAATTGTATTTACTACCCCAGTTACTGGAGTATTAAAATTAAATTATGAAACATCTGGTGGGCCAAGTAACCTATATAAGAATATTGCTACTTACGAAAAGGAATTAACTGCAGGAATTGTAGATACTCACTATAAGCTATACACTGGCAGAGTATCTTCTTCTATTGCTGAGCCAGCCATTAACCTGACAGAATCTGGAATTCTGTCCTATAACAATGACTGGATCGTGCTTCAAAGCGTATAATTTTGTCATAGGGCCTGACAAAAAGCTGGACTTAGACAGCAAGTAATGGTAAAATAAAGTCCTATGAATATTAAAAATGTCCGTCAGACAGAAGTAGAAGAGTCTACTCTAGGTATCTATGTCTGGGAAATGCCAGATGGACGCTGGATTGGAGATGACGATGGGAACTTTCTTTCAGTCACGTCCAGAAAAGGAAATAGATCCAGAATCGATGCTTTGGCTAGAGAAGTTCGCTCATTTGGTATATATGAGGGCGGGCCTAAATTTCTTTCAGCAAGACGAAAGATTAACGACGAAGAATACGAAGAGCAGCAACAAAGACTCAAGTGGGGACTAGTTCCAGATCCTTTGGATATCGGAAGCTATAAAGACGAAATGAAAAAATTAGGTGGTTTAAGATGATTGAAATTCAAGACGAAGATTCAAATGAGATTGCTATCTCTAATGTAGCAGACTGGATGAAGTTTAATACTCCAACACAATCTACCAGCAACGATCCATTTAAAATTGAAGGCGAAGAATTAACAAAAGTAGCTGGTTTAGGAGCATCATTCCGTCGCAAGATGAATCGTGATCTTCAAAAAAGATTCCAGGGTATTGATGGAACTGCCACACAGCAGAACCTACTTGCACAAGCAATTACTGGCTATGCAATGTTTGACCTTATTGAACCCCCATATAATTTAGATTATCTATCAACAATTTACGAAATTTCACCATACAATTATTCGGCTATTAATGCTAAGGTTTCTAACATCGTAGGATTAGGACATGACTTTGTTGAGACTAGAAAAACCAAAGAAGCATTTGATAACATTACAGATGAGAAGTCTTTGGAAAGAGCACGAAGAAAGTTAAATAGACTTCGCCAAGATTTATATGATTGGCTAGAAGAATGCAATGAAGAAGAAACATTTACAGAAACATTAATCAAGGCCTACACCGACGTTGAAGCAACAGGAAATGGATATATTGAAATTGGCAGAACCTCTGCTGGCAAGATAGGATATATTGGACATATTCCAGCAAAGACCATGCGTGTGCGTCGCCTGCGTGATGGCTTTATTCAATTGCTATATGGCAAGGCAGTATTCTTCCGTAACTTTGGAGATCAGGAAACTGAGAACCCAATTGCAGGCGGACTAGATAGACCAAATGAAATTATTCATTTGAAGAAGTATACTCCAACAAATAACTATTATGGAATCCCAGATATCGTGGCATCATCAAATGCTATGGCGGGTAACGAGTTTGCTGGAAAGTACAACCTAGACTACTTTGAAAATAAGGCTGTCCCAAGATATATTATTACGGTTAAGGGAGCTAAGCTATCAACCGAATCAGAGCGCAAACTGCTTGAATTTTTCCAGGTTGGCCTAAGAGGTAAAAATCATAGATCTCTTTATATCCCACTTCCACCAGATTCACCAGACTCCAAGGTTGAATTTAAGATGGAGCCAATTGAGGCGGGAACTCAAGAGTCATCATTTAACGTATATCGTAAATCAAATAGAGACGAAATCCTATTATCTCACCGTGTCCCAATTAATAAAATTGGAACCCCTGAAGGAGTTAATTTAGCAGTAGCAAGAGATGCTGATAAAACATTTAGAGAGCAGGTCTGTCGCCCAGCTCAAATGAATTTAGAAAAGAAATTAAATAAAATTGTTGAAGAAATGACAGATGCCCTACTTCTTAAATTTAATGAGCTCACTTTGACCGATGAAGATACTCAGTCAAAGATCGATGAAAGATATTTAAGAATGCAGGTAATTACCCCTAATGAAGTTAGAATTAGAATGGGAATGGTACCTTTAGATGGTGGAGATAAAGTCGTTCAATTAAAGCCACAACAGCAGGCAGAAGTCAGAGCACAGGCAGGACAAACCAGAAATAGAGATTCTGAAAGGTCTGCGAATTCACCCGATATTTCTGGAGAGGGTCGAAATGCTCAAGGCGATGGAAGGCAAGTCGACTAACCCTACTCAACCATTATTTGCCTTATATACGATAACGTTATAAAATTAAGCATATGAATATTGAGAAATCTCTTTGGTCTTCGCATGGCGACAACATTACGTTGTCCGTGCCATTTACCAAGGTTAACCGTGAAAAAAGAACAGTCTCAGGATTTGCAACTTTAGACAATCTTGATCAGACTGGTGATGTTGTTACCGCAGAAGCAAGCCTTAAGGCATTTGAAAACTTCCGTGGAAATATTCGTGAGATGCATGGATCAAATGCAGTTGGCAAAATGGTTTCATTTAAGCCAGAAACATTTTATGATCCAAAGACAAAAGAATTTTATAATGGAGTGTATGTTGATGCATACATCTCAAAGGGTGCACAGGATACTTGGGAAAAGATTCTTGATGGAACTCTAGCAGGATTCTCAATCGGCGGAAAGATTACGGATTCAGAAAATGAAGTTAACAAGTCTACTGGTAAGCCAGTTAGATTTATTAAAGAATATGCATTGATGGAGTTGTCAGTAGTTGATTCTCCAGCAAATGAGCTATGCAACATCTTGTCTGTTCAGAAAATGAACGGTCAGCTAGTATTTAAAGGAATGGCAACAGAAGTTGTAGCAGAAAATATTTTTTATTGTGCTGATACTGATTCAGTATTTGTATCAACAGAATCATCATATGATTCACCAGTTACAGGGAAGCCTGCAACACTAATCGGTTGGGTAGAATCAAACGATGTTAACA